GCAAAATCGCCGACAGAAGTAATGGGATATGTCATACCGGCGGTGGCAACGGCAGTCGGAGCCACAGTATCTTCAGCCGTCTACATGTCAATGACAGCAACCGGCGAGTTTTCAGCATCTCTTATATCACGTGGAATCGGGTTGACGGGCTCTTTATTGGGAGCTGGTGCTGGATACTTCTTTGGTGCTGGTGCTGCGGCCACAGTGAAAGCAGCAGGCTTTGTTGCCGAGGCGGCGGCGAAACCTGCTCTTGATGCTAGCTCTAAGACTGTAGCACTGGGCACATCTTTAGTCGCAGGAGCTGTGGCCGTGGCGGCAACAACTGCTGTGGCTGAGGGCGGTAAACTACTATATGGTGTGGCCTCTGGACTAGCAGGGAAGTACTTACCTGCAGCACCAGCACCTGAAGAGGGCAAGAAATTATTAGAAGATACATTGAGCGGTGTGAAGGATATGATTCCTTCTGTATATATTCAAGCACCACGTGGTGGTAAGATAAAGCTTGGTACTGCTGTTGGGATTCTCAAGAATGAGCTAGTTCAGCTTAACGAAGTGCCAGAAGTTATTGAAGATGAGGCTGTTATGAAGTTGCTGGAGGATACTGATAAGTATGAAGATGAAGCTGAGGCTGAAGCTGCCGTGGAGGCGCCTACTGTTGTACCCGAAGCACCTGTTATTCATCAAGAGCCAAAGGAGAAAGAAAAGAAGCACAAGCACAAGAGCAAATAATTACTCACTTGGTGGTGCCGGCTTTGACGCGGCTGAGCTTAGGATTGCGAATACTTCATCCATATCCTTCTCAATCTGACTTGGCTGAGGCGACGGCGCCGCGGGAGGAACTTCATCTTCACTCGTGAAATTCGTCTGTCTATGAACAGGAACCTCGACCTTCGGAAGCAGAGGTGCTGGTGCTTCGGCAGGCGCAGGCTGACTATCATCATCCATGTCATCTAGGCTTAGTAGAGGCCCAGCATGTGCTACGAACTCGCCCTTCACAGGGTCACTGCGAAGGAGAACATCTACTGGCTTTACATATTGCCCAACTGGCTTTTCACTTGAACCATAAATTAGTGTATTAGCATTTAGCGCAAGCCATTCTGGGACTGGGGTTGGAGCCGTCTTTGGCTTTGGCTCTTCATGAACAGGTCGCGATGCTGCTTGGCGCCGTACACAGCAACAGAAATACGTGATAAATGTCGTAAGGAACTTACCCCAGCAGGTTTTCTGCTTAACTGGTGCAGCCTGAGAAGCATGTGGTGCTGGACAGACAGCATTAACCATTTCATCCATTGTTCCAGAAGCGGACGCAGCTGCGCCTTCAAAGCTCTCCTCCCATTCACGCTTAGGGCGTAGCGCATCTGCCGCAATTGCAGCAGCAGCAGCAGCACTTACTTTACCCGCCTGCTGCTCAGCAACCTCTTGTGGTGTGCGCCCAACATTATTCTTGACATGTAGGAGTTCTGGTACCATACGCGCAATCAGTGACGATGACGGCGTATCTGGAATATTCTTGCTCAAGATATGATGGAGTACATTATTTTCATACTTGTCCTGTATAGCCAGGTCAGCGCCGGCATAAGCAAGAGCACGACGGACAGCAAACGATGTTTCTTCCATGATTGCTGTCTGACCATTGTTGTCCTGAATATTCAGGTCGGCCTTCGCATCAATAAGAACATTAATTAAGTCCTCATTATTTGTTGCTGCCGCAATATGAAGAGCAGTCTTTCCTGTGGTCGGATGTGTTGCGTTCAAGTCTACATTTGGCGTTGCGGCAAGCACCTTTGCCATATTTTCAATAATTAGAAGAGTCTTGTTGCGAACAACCTGCTCTGCTGTTTCGTAAGTAGCAAGATTTAGTTCACGCAGCTTATTTAGCTTAGTGTAATAGTTAAAATCATGGATGGTATTTGATGAAAGTACCATCAGTGGTGTTTCTTCAGTTTGGTTGCGCTCATTTGCGGCTTCTGGTGATGTTGCTAGCGTCTGTTTAACTTTGGCAAGATCAAGTGCGAGGATAGCTTCATGGATATTCGACATCTCACTGACTAGTAGGATGGTGGAGTTTATGGTTTAGGCTTTGCTTGACTGCGGCAACCATTTATCTGTATAAGTGTGCTCTGGGTCGACCTTCTTTTGCTGCGTTTCTGGGTCAAGACTGCGAAATGGTGCTTGGCTATAAGGAAGTACAGAAGCGACCCAGGACCAGTTACCAAAATTCTGGGCGAAATCATAGTCGACCAGATGACGGGCGAAATGCGCCTCTCCCCAGCGCCAGAAAACTTTCAGTGTCTTTACAAGATAGTTTGCTGATATGAGACGTGCTCTGTTATGCATGTAGCCTGTTTCAAGAAGCTGCTTCATAGCCGCATCTACCATCGGGACGCCTGTTTTGCCTGTTGCCCAACGGTTGAAAGCTGCGCGGTCGTAGTTCCAGCGACCTTTGGCTGCTGATTTGTCGTGCTGGAAGGTGTAGGGGCTGGTATTGTAGAGCTCTTCAAAGGCGTCTGTGATTTGGCCATAGAAATCTCTCCAATAGAGCTGTCTTATGAATTCACGCATGTGTGGATGTTTCTTTGCGGCATGGTAGCTTTCACGAATACTAATTGTTCCAAAGTGATGATGAGCAGAGAGCAGACTTGTAGGGATTGATGGTGTGTCTTTCTCTTTATCATAGTTATCTGGGAGATGAGCCAAGAGCTTCTTGGCCTCTTCACGACCACCATTGACTGCTATGCCCTTTTTCTTAGTATAGAGGTCGTGTGCTTCTTTGAAAGAGAAGTCGCCGTGTTTTTGGGGACACCAGGCTATTTTGTTGGGGGCAGGCTGCGGTGCTGGAACAGGGTGGCGGCGGGCGGTTTCATAAAAGGGTGTGAATTTTTGAAATGGTTTTTTGCTCTTGTTGAGAACAGTCCCAGGCTCTGTTAGATAAGTATCATGTATGAGGTTATACTCTACTTCAAGAAGAGTGGAGAGACCAAGGATTTGCTCTTGCCTCTGTTTGGCAAATGGCGTGTAGTCTGCTGTTTCATAGATGGCTTTTATGGGGAGAGTTGTGAGGAGTTCGTAAACAACTTTGTCATTGTCACCGTGAAAGAGGCTGAGACCTGGCGCACCTTCTTGTTTCAATTGGTTGTCAAGGTCTTCAAGAGACTGAACCATAAACTGTACAGAAGGGTGGGACTTGTAGATGTTGAGTTTGTTTGAGACCTGGGCTGGAGTGAAAATGAATGCTGGGATTATGTGTGCGCCTAGGGTTTTGGCCTTTGCGGCAGCAGCGCGAAGAGTTTCATTATCATAGAGCCGTAGGTCTCGGTGAAAGATATACAATATATATTTCTTGTCAGACATCTATATTGTGTAGGGTTTAGTTAGCTTAGGCGCTTATCTGCGACGCTTCGTTGCCTTGCGCTTCTTATTAGCCTTGTGCTTCTTTGTTTTGCGATGGCGGCGTCTGCGCCTTCGGCCGCCTTCAACTGAATCGGTTGGCTCGTCGTTGGACTTGTTCGCCGGCTTGACACCTGAAGGTACATTTACAGAAGGGTCACCATTGTTTGAATTATTTGTATGCTCAGGGTCTGTGTTCACAAGTGGTGCAGCTGCTGCGGCTGCCGGCTGCGTTTGCTGTAGCGATTGTTCAAATGCTGCTTCGCTACTATTTGATGCTACACTTGCGCCATTGTTAAAAGGATTAACTAGTGGTACACTTGCGCCTACATGTGCTGGGTTAAATGCGTCAAAAGGATTAACTGACACTGGATGTTCTGCGTCAAAAGGATTAACTGGTGCTACAATTGCGCCACTATCAAAAGGATTAAATGGTGCTACACTTGCTTCATTATTGTTATTGTAATTGTTATTGTAATTGTTACTGTTATTGTTAGCATAAGGATTATTCAAATCTTGCTGTCGCTGAATGATAAGATGTTTATTATTATGGTCAATCTGATAATTCAGCTGTTCATTTGGCTTAAAATAACCAAATTCAAGTGCCATATCAGTATACATATCTTTAAGGCCTTCCATATCATCATCATCCCAAGGCTGTTCCCTGTAGTGTGTTGCGCCATTCCTAGCGTGGATATAAATGTGCCACAGACTCCAATCACCACCACGCTGAACTCTTTTACGCCGTGTGTGACGGCGCACACGCCTTCTTCCACCTTCTACTGGGTCGTGGTTAAGAGGATTATGGTTAAGAGGAGAAGGGGAAGGAGCAGTGGCAGGGACCTCTTCTTCTACTGGTTCATCATTGTTTGGAGCAGCACTAAGAGTATTATTATAACTATTGCTATTGCTGTTGCTATTATTATTATTATTTGGAACTATCTCTGTTGAAATAGTAAGATGCTTCTTTTCATTGTCAAAATCAAAATATATCTCATCACCTTCCTCAAAATATCCAAGTTGAAATGCCTCTTCCTTTAAATCGGCTGCAAGTCCTTGATATAATGATTCATCATTTGTCTTTAATTCCCTATCGTGTACTTTACCCTTTCTATCAATAATAGAAATGCGCCACAAACCAGTACCGCCACCACGCTGAACTCTTTTACGCCGTAATGTACGACGTGTTTTCCCTACTCGTCTTGATATAGCCATCCTGATAAGTATGAATGTTTTATGACTCTCTAACGGCGATGATACTTCTTTGAACGCCTGTTAGCACGTACCGACTTACGCCTCTTTGTATGTCTGTGCTGACGGGCGCGGCGTCGACCCCCTTCATAACTAATAGGGTCTGTATTTGGCGGCATTGGAGGGTCATTGGAGTTTACTTCAGCCGTTTTTGAGTTAATCTGTGGTATTACCGATGGGTCATTATAAGTATGCGGGTTAACTGGCGCTGTAGGAGGTGAAAAATGCGTGCTCTGCTGTAAAGATTCCTCAAATGCACCCTCTCCAGTTGCGGCATTTTGATTATAGTAGTTGTTGTCGTTATTACTATTACCAAAAAGGTTGTTCTGATTTACCGCTGTTCTAATTTCAATAGTTTTATTTTCATCCTCCACTTCAACGTGTATATTATCCTCATCACGAATATATCCAATGTCTAATGCTATTCTTCTCCACATTTCACCCAGTTCATCCCCCATATCTTCATCATATAGAGCTTGAAGAGTATGCTCTTCATTAGCATCGTCAGTAATTCTAATTGTCCATTCAACCATAGCACCACCCCGCTGTGTTCTTCTGCGACCAATTTTTCTAGACTTCGCCATCCTACTGACTTGTAGGGGTGTTATTTTCCTGGGCTGGCGCCTCAGCCTCCAACTCCTCAGCCTCAGCGTTCATTAGGCGCTGAGCAGCAATACCAATCGCTGTCTCATTTATTTCATAGCCAATGAACTTACAGCCCATCTGATAGGCAGACACACACTCTGAGCCAGAGCCAGCGAATGGCACCACCACGTGTGTCTCCGCAGGGAGCTGTCGTCGCGCCGACGCAATCAGCTTCTTACACAATGCGAGGGGACGCTGTGTGGCGAAATCCACCCTCTCATTCTGCCCTACTTGTCCCGTAATGGCTGGAATCTTGAATGTATCACGAGGCAGAGCACCCTTCTCGTGCGCGTTGTACACTGTTTCCTTAGTGCCATCGCTAAAACGTCCCTTCGTAGCCACACGCTTCTTGCCCGCCGCGCCCTTCAGGAACACCTCCGTGTAAGGCTCGCGAACATCGTCGAGGTTGAAATGAGGGCGGTCACCCTTCTTCCACACACAGAGGATTGACTCGTGACTGCGCTGCCAGAATTTCAGAGTAGGGATATTTTTATTGGTATAATGCCAGATAAGCCAGCGCACATTGCCAAGCGGGACTGGTAGGCGAGTGCGGACGAAGGAGAGAATCTCGCTGTAACCAAAAATAAATAGAGTACCGTCATCCTTCAAGATGCGGAGAGCGTCAATAATCCACTGGTCACACCACTTCAGATGGTCGTCCAGAATCTTCTTGTCGGAGTAGTTGTTGACCGGGTAGGGTGGGTCGCAGATGACGATGTCGGCGCACTGGGCCGGCAGGCCCCTCAATCCTTCGAGGGCGTCTTCGTGGTTGATAACGTCCCACTGGGGAGCGGGTTGCGCGGGCTCTGCTGTTGCGGGCGCCTTCTTGGGTGGCATTTATATGTGGTTTATTTTCTGTATATTGGATGTGGACGCGGTGCTAATTAATTAGCAACGCTCCACCCGAAATACTCCTCCGTGAACTCATTCATTGACTTCGTTCCCATAGAAGAGTTACAAGGGGCACAAATTGGGCGGAGATTGTTAATAGTGGTATCACCACCACGCGCCTCTGCCAGTACATGTCCACAGTGCCAGTTGTTAATGGTAATCTTCTCCTCACGACAGCACATACACTTAGCAGCTGTAATATCAGCACCAATGTACTTGTTCCACACAAGAGAACGGATGTTCTTGGGAATCTTCTTGCGACGGACATGTAGGGGTTGACGCTTGTCGTCCTCTGCTGCTGCTGCGGTTGCTAGCTCTTCTGCTGGTGCTGGTGATGGTGCGGGCGCAACAATCGGACTCAGGTCCTCCTTGGTATCGGGACCAGAAGAGACTGACGATGTCTCCTTCTTCTCAGACCACAGGCGACCAAGTTCGGTAGTGATTTGCTGAGGAGTCCAAGATGGATTTGCTGCTGCGATTGAGGGGCGTGTCTCCTTGAAGAACTGGTGGTAGGAGTTTAGCTTTGGCTTTGCTGCTGGTGCCGCCGCTGCTGGCTCTTCTGATGCGGCTGCTGGTTTACGACCACCGCGCTTCTTTGGCTCCTCTGGTGCTGGCGCTGGAGTGGGTGCGGGTGCGGGCGCTGGTGCTGCAACGGCTACTGGCTCCTTCTTTGCTGCTGCCTTCTTCTTAGTTGTAGGCTCAGGTAGCTTATTAAGAGAATCAACAGATGCCGCAGCAGCAGCTGGGAGTTCGACAAGTAGGGGTTTAGGGAGAGCGGCGGCCACAGGCTGTGGGTCATCACTTACAGGCTTCGCAGGTTGCTGCTCGGCCAGCTGAAAGAACTGGTCAAGGTCAACTTTTGACTTCTTCACCATATCAATGAAGTAATGGTCGGATTTCTTAGTAAGGCTTGCGACTGCGTCATTGCGCTCCTTAACACCCAGCTTGCGACCAAGTGTGCTTAGGGTCGTCCAAGCAGTGATGAGCTCATCAAACTTCTGGCGTAGAGCTGCGTTTTCCATTTGGCTTGAGTATGTGGGTGACACTTAGGTAGTAGTCGAGTGTGGGTCAAATTTGGCTGGTCGTGGGAAAATTTGAAAATTGCGGCAGGATGTTGAGGTGGTGCCACCCTCATCACGCCACCTACCAACATGCCCACCCACAGCTACGCCCAGGAGACCTACGACCGCTTCGTAGCGCAGGTCAAGAACGCCAAGGACCACATCACGCGAGACCTAGGATTCGACGCCTGGAGCATTGACCTTGCGGACAACCAGGAGGCCGTCGGATTCCTGGTACCAGAGGACATCTTCAAGAAGTATGAGCTCCGCATTAACCTTACTCAGTACATCAAGGACATCTTTCACTCCTACTACATTGACGTCCGCCAGGCAGACTGGCGCGTGGCCTCTACCTTTGGGGTCGAGGACGGCGATGAGTACATCGGCCAGTACTGTGTAAACTGGGTTGGCTCTCGCCACTGCCAGGTCGAGCTCAAGCATCACCTCCTACTTGTCTTTGCTCCTGGCAGCTGGAGGCCTGGACGCCACGATGTCCATCTGCGCATTGATGGCAGCTCTTGTCTGCCGCCCCGCCTTCCCTACAAGTGGCAGGTCATTGAGAACAACGACCTCCCTCACTATGTGCGTCAGCGTGGTGTTGCCGATTAGATTAAGTGGCACTTTACGGCTTCAACTTAATTAACAAAAAAATATATAATATACAAATATACATATTTTTTATGGGTGACAAGTAGAACGATGTCATCTACTTCTGGTGGTGGCGGTGGCGGTGGCTCAGAAATTAAACGACGAGAATGGAAAAATCTGAGTAATACAGTTAAGAAGCAGCTCGTGAGAGTTGGTAGAGAAGGGCCACTGAAAATATATGGTTATCAAACATATGACCCACTTCTTGGCGAAGCTTCTATTGATTTTGTAAGCGCCGATTACAATCTAAGTAAGAACGTTGTTCCAAAAGGTAGGATTATGACAATACCTTGGAGTTGGTATAAAGATAAAGGTTATGTGCGCCCTTACAACAAAGATGGTGGGCGGCGCAGGAAGACACGTAGGATGAAGAAGAAGAAGAGGGGTACACGTCGACACTAAGTTTTTAGCCAACGGAAACATATACACCAAGTATTTGACCAATGACGTATGTTTTTCTGAATTTCATCATGGAACTTCTTATCAATTTGAAGATACTCATCCCTATAAGAAATAACTTTGGCAAATATTTGATTCTGAATTTGACTCAACTCTTCTTGCTGCTTGACAAGTAGGTCGTGGGTGGCTGGGTCGCGGTTTTGCGCAAGGCGCTGGTCTGTTTCCTGTTGCTTATTTATAACTGTTTTTAACTCATTTATCAGAATAATTTCTCTATTCTGTAGACGCTTTACTTCTGTGAAGATATTTGTAGATGTTAACACTGGAAACTTATAGCGAATTGCCTCTGGTAGCAAGAAACAATTATTGTCCTTGATTTCCATTATTTTAGATTCAATCTCACGTAGCACTTCGGTTGGTGTGAAGATAGACGGTGTTGATGCTGTCGCTGTCACAAGCTCTTGTTGTGGAGGCATAACTGGTGCCGCGCTGTTGAAAGAGGCATAACGATTTTCTGGTACATGGCCTGTACGCGGGTCTGATTGTGGGTCTGCTTGTGGGGCGGCGGTGTTTGTTAGGAAAAGGATTTTTCCACTTGTAAATTCACAACGCGCCTGTAGCTTCTCAAATGAATAGGCGCTTGTCTTGTGTGCCTCCGCCTTAGCATCTAGTTTAAGATAAGTCACTAAGCTGAGTAAGAAGCTATTAATTGCCGCTAAACAAGAGACAGTTGTTGGGCCATAAGAAGTTGCTTTTAACTCAGTCGACAAGAGCGTACAGATTGCTGAAATAGCAATCGTTGGTAACATAAGCATGTATAAATTCATTTCGCAATAAGTCTTTGCCTCCGTGTAAAGGACTTTCTGCCCTTTCAAATAAACACCAATTATATCTAATGTTGTGCTCTGTATTGCTTGCTCATAGTTATAGCTGGTGTTGAGGATATTGCTAACTTCACGGAATGTCATCCGATTTGCTAATGCCACGGCCAATGGCTGTGTGACTTGTGTGGCATCATCGGACTCAGATTCTGAATGTAATTCTCTCACAGGTGCAACATATACAGAGCGCATTTGTGGTCTGTCATTCGTGGGAGAGACAGGTAGGGGTTGCGCTTCTTCTTGGGTCGGCGCCCGACTGGGAATGCGCATTAGATTGCTGGGCACATTGAACTCTGTATCACCATCATCATATAATATGGTATGTGTTCCATTTGTATTAATAGCCTTTACTTTGCCAGAGAAGAATCGCTTACCGCCTTTGAATCGGACTTCAACTCTTGTGCCGACTGAATATGTCGGTGATACTTCAAGCACAAGCTCATTTGCTGGGCTTGTGGCAGAACTTGTGTCAATACTCATAACCCCTACTTGTCGGTTAATAACGAAATTATTAACCCAGAAGTACGCGGTACTTGTCAGAATTTTTGGGTTGCTTTTATCTACAGTTTGCGGGAAAGGCTATCAAAAAGATAGTTAAGCAGGCAAAGGTAAATACGTATAACGCCATCTTAAACCCTTCAAAATCAATGAAGAAATTAAGTACAAACATGATTAAAGTAACAATTAAAGCTGATAATAAGAAGATTTGACCAGCGTTCATCTTATTATAAGCTTTGCTAAAATTTGCCAGTTGGGCGCGGCTTTTGAACAGCCACACAATCACGCCCAAATATATAAAATGTCATCTGGAAGACTGGAACTCGCCTCTTCGCAAAGTGATGCTGGTATGAACAGGGCGACATCCGGTCGCCTTGAACTCGCCTCTTCGCAAAGCGAAGCAGGCTTGTTGCGGCCTTCCACTGGAAGGCTAGAACTCTTTATGGGCTGTATGTTCAGCGGCAAGACTTCCGAGCTCATTCGCCAAGCCCGACGCCTCCAATGTATCGGTCGTCGCGTGCTCTTTATTAATCATAGTTTTGACCGTCGGTACGACCGTGAAGGTGAGACTCAGGAGCAAGTATTCTCCCACGACCAAGTCGGCTTCCCATGTCTAAATGTACAACACCTGAGTAACGTGGAGAACCAGCAAGTAGATGAAGTAGATGCCATCTTTGTGAACGAGGGGCAGTTCTTCAACGACTTGCGCGAGGCTGTGCTTCATTGGGTTGATGAGCTGGGCAAAGATGTTTATGTCGGAGGCTTGGATGGCGATTCACAGCGGCAGAAGTTCGGACAGCTTGTTGACTTGGTGCCTGTGGCAGACGCAGTTCACAAGCTACACGCCTTCTGCTTTGAGTGTCGTGATGGCACACTTGCTCCTTTCACTCATCGTGTATCTAACGACCAGGGACAGGTAGTGATTGGTGTGTCTAACTATGTTGCTCTTTGTCGGCGTCACTACTTGGCTGCTGTTGGCGGTGCGCCGGCACAGACACATGCTGCCGAGCAGGTTTAGAAACCCTTGTTCTTATGAACCTGCTCGGGTGGTGTGAACTTTGCTGTTAGTCTAAAACTGGGTGGTGGTGCTACAAAAGCCTCCTTAAATGTATAGGCCATCATTATACCTGCCACAAGAAGAATTAAAAATAATATAGTCTTCTGATTGCTACTTGCCTTTAGGAGCGCCATCTTTTCTATTTTGTATTATGATTTTTTTCTAGTGTGTTTGCTGCGACTTTACTCCTCGTCACTATGGTAGTTTGGTGAATAAGGAGGACTGTGAGGAGAATAAGCTCGCGGCGCTTCCTCCTCCTCTAGCATGTCGTCTGCCCGATGGAACTCCTTGTTGTAGTCATAGGCATCCTGCTCCTCCATGATTGTAGATGCCTTACATTTGTAGGCAAAGCTGGACAGGTATGAGTTGGTATAGGTTATTGGCTTCTCCCGAAGATTGAGAGTGTTTAGCTTAATGTATACCTCATCCTCTTTGCGGCGTTCTTCGGCCTCGGCAGCTTGACGACGACGGATGGCATCCTCGTCTTGCCACTCGGTCATCTTAGCTGCCCACGAGGTCTTGGGTGGAGCGGCTGCGGCGCTGGCCCCCAGGACAGGAGTAGGGGGTGGTGGCGCAGATGCCTTGGCCTTCTTTTTCCCGCCAGCACCACCGAGTGTAGGAAATGCCTCATCGTCGGCAAGGTCAATGCGCTCCGCTGCCTGCTTGGCCTCCAGCTCCGCAAGCTTACGCCTGAACACCTCCTGCTGATAGGCGGCTTCCTCTTGCTGACGACGTGAGCGGTCATCGTCGCCGCGCTTACCCTTGCTAAAGGCAGAAGGCATCTCTGACTGTTGCTGTTGGCGCTGACGGTTGAATGGACTGCTCTCAGTATAATGAGATTGCTGCTGCTGCTGGCCCCGACCAGTACTGAAGAATGCTGAGCGGTCAAAGGCGCGCGTGCTGTTTGCTGTTGCAGGGGAAGAAGTATCAGAGATGGGTGGCTTATATGCGCCAGCTGTTGAACCAGAGCGCCAGCTGCCGCCGATGGTTTGCCAACCGTCGGCATCAGTAGAGGTGTTTGTGCGGCTTGACCAGGACATTTTTAGAGCTTGAAAGTTGTCAAGAAGGCGTGAAGGTGGGGAGGTACACACATTACAGCCGGCAAAAAAAATCAATTTTTTTGGCCCACCTCTTGTTTACAACCGCAACAGACCCATTTCAGGCGTGTAAGCAAACTTCTCTTTTGTGTTATTTGGATTTACATATTCATCAGCTTCATCGTGCTCGCACTCAACATGGTTGAGTTGCTTGCAGGCAGCTTTGCTTCGCAAAGCAACGTGCTCTAATTTAATATACTCAACCTCTGTTACATCAAGTGGCTCATCTGCCTCTTCAATAAACGCCGGTACAAAGACATGTAGGGTTGAGCGGAGTATATCTGCCTGCTGCTTGTCTAGTCTGAAATCACTCTGAAGAGATACCATCGGTGGACTCTGGTCAGCTAGTCGTGCTACTGGGGAACGTTTGCGGGCTGCCGTCGACTTGCGAGCCTTAGGGGATTTGCCAACAACTTGGACTTGTGTTTCTGGTGTTAGTGTTGCCGACTTTCTTATTTTTACGGAAGAGCCAGAAGCCGGCGAGCTTGGAGGTGGCGGTGGTTGGGCCGCTGAGCGCGGCTGCTGTAGTTTAGGTGGCATAGCCTTATTTGAAGGTGGCGCGGGCTGTTTAGGATGGCAGTAAGGTGGTAGCGGCTCAAATGCCGCTGCTGCCTTATGAGCACCCATAAGATACATCTGGTCTCTTATTGAGAGGGGTCCACATGCTAAAACCTTTTTCTCATACCACTCTGACGAGTAGGTGTGAGTGTGTTGGGGTGGCTTCTCGGTTATGATTCCGTGAAGTGGTCGCTCAAAGAAGCCACATCTTTCGCAGAGCTGGCTTTCTGTGTTCACCGCGGGGCGGAGACAAGCGGCTTCTAAATAGACGCGGGCGCCATCTCCAAAAGATATTTCGGGGAAGTTGTGAAGAAGGCGGGCTTGACATTTTGTCGTTGCCATGTTTTGGTTTTGGTAGTTTTTGTGGGGCTTGTGTGGGTGGGCAAATTTGGCATTTGCGCTAATTGCGCATCTAGTTTAAGAGAAATTAGCCTTTGTGTTCTTAGAAGAGATGCTCGGCGGCTCTGGAAATAGAACAGTTGGGTTGAATTTTGGTGACAGGGAATTCGCTATGGTCAGTGACCAGGGCTTCGCGCGACCTCGTGGCGATATTACAACAGTGCTTGACCTAACAGACCGCGACGACCAAGATGACACGCTCTTCCCGCTTGACACTGAAGTAACACGTTTCATGCCTGTGAACACGAAGGTTGCTCCATTTACACAAACAGATGTTGAGTTTGTTCATCGTGGCCCGGCAGAGTTTGGGCAGACGTTTGTGTTCGACATGGGACGAGTAGGGTGTGGTGATTTCTTGGCCGGTTTAGCGCTCCAAGTGCGACTGGGTCACTGGTTTCCTGAGGCAGTTCTCCAAGGCCTTAGTGCAGGTCAGACGACATATTCTGACCCAATGCTATCAACTTGGTTCTATGCGAATTCTCTTGGAACAATACTGATTCAGAAGGCCGAGCTTGAGATTGATGGAACTGTTATTGAGACAATTGACGGTGACTTTATTAATCTCTGGTCATTGTTGTCAGCGGACTTGAACAAGACATATGGTATATCATCTGATGGACTGGGGCGCGTGCCTGTAAGCCTGTTACGTCGCTGGGCTGCCGACTACTACTACTTGTCATTCCCTACGGACAATCGTACTATAATTTGCCCGCTGCTCTTTCATTTTGGCCGCGGCTCTACAGGCGCAGGTAGCGATGAGCTACTGCCACTAGTAGCCATCCGAGATGGGACATGTAGGGTGAGAATTACTTTGCGACCATTTTCAGAAGTTGTTCGTGCTGGTGGTGGTATGCGCGCTTCTTGTGATGACACACCATTGGGTCGTGATTTTGGAATGATGATTGACCCAACTGGTGGGACATCACCGTCTGAAGGAATTATTGTAAGGACAGGACCAGCGGCTCCACTTTTTGAGAATGTACAACTAATGACCCGTTCTGTGTTTCTGGGAGGGCCACTGCGAGATGCTTTTATGAAGAAGCCATTTGAGTATTTATACCGACAAGTACAAACATTTGTGTTTGACGAGCCACTCAAATATGCTGTCTCCAAGTCGGCGACTCTAACAGATTCTGTTGAAATTCAGCTACCTCTTGAGCTTAATCACCCTGTTGAAGAGCTCATCTGGTTTGTGCGCCGCAAAGGTGTTGTTGTCAACAATGAATGGACAAATTATACAATGCTGCTGGAGCAACAGCGGGCTGCGATTGGAGGTGACCCTGGTGCTCTTATACCCGCGCCTGTAGTTTCTGGTAAAATTCAGATTAATGGTATTGACTTGATTGAAGCAGAAGGCGACTATTTCCGTCGCACTGTTGCGGAAAATCATCCTGGCGGTATCATCCCTTGGCTCGCATGTGTCTATGGTTATAGCTTCGCAAGAAAGCCAGGAAAACACCAGCCATCTGGTTGGATGAATGCGTCACGAGCATGGACAGTGCGGCTCAGTCTAACTGTTGCCACGCCTCCGGCCTTAACAGGTCTTCCAGCAGGCTTTGACGCCACGGTTGCCAATACGTGGGAGGTGCGTGTATACGCAATGGCAATGAATTGGCTTAGGTTCGAGAATGGTATTGCTAACCGTATGTTTACATCATAAAGGGAGACAGCACATTAGTAGAAGGGATGTCTGTAGCAGGATTACTGAAACAGGTAACAAATGGTCTACAAGACGAGCGCTTGGAGCCGGCAGGTCAGCAACCACGTATAGCAGATATAAAATCTGTATTGATGAAAGCTGGTCGTTTTACGACACAGCTTCAACGTCTTGATTTTGAACGTACACCTGCTTTTGGACAAGTAGCAACTGTGGAGATTCCACGAAAAGGCCATCTGGTTACACGTCTTTGGTTGGTCGCTACATTGCCAGATATCGGGAGTCCGCAAGTTGCCGCACAAGCTCTAGCAGAAAGTTATGAAAGCATATATGCTGGACCATATTTTAATTGGACAAACTCTACTGGTCATGCTTTGGTGGAGAGAGCAAGTATGGAAATCGGAGGTGCTCGTGTTGAGCAACTTGACAGCCGACTATTAGAGCTGCTAGATGAGTTCTATACACCACTTGAAAAGCTTCAGGTTGTGAATCAACTTATAAGACGCAATATGACTAATTTTAGTGCTGAAGATGGTGTTGAAGCAGGAGCTAAGCAGGTAGTGGTGCCGCTGCCTTTTTGGTTTTCACGTGGAGATGCGGGGGGCGCATTACCAGTTGATGCCATTAATGCTGATATTATTCGTCTTAGTGTAAACTTTAGAGAACTTGATGGAATGTACTACAGTGATTCGCGCCGCTCGCCGCTGGGTGAAGCTGGACAAGTAGTGAATAATCTTTGGCCAATGGCTGGTTCAAGCTTCTATATAGTTAACTATTCTGATGGTAGTGTTATTCCTGGATTGGCCGAAACAGACCCTGTAATTGTAATACCTGATGTTACTATGCCAAGCGCATCTGAATTGAAACTTGGTGATACATATATACTGGCAGAGTATGTATATTTAGATAAACCAGAGGCAAATCGTTTCCGCATTGCTGATATTCAGATTCCTATAGTCCAGCACTATCCAATTCAACCACAAGCATCACTTGGGGCTTCTCGTGTTGCTGTTCCTCTTGTTGTCCCTAATCCTGTACGTTGTTTATACTGGATGTGTCAGCGTCAAGAGGCACCTCTCTATAATAATTGGTTCCTGGCAACACGTGACTTGAAGAATCCACGTGGTTCTGACCCACCTAGACTGCTCTCCTACGCACCTGAAGTCACAACAGAAGGCCCAATGTTATTTGCCCTAGCACCAGCTAATCTTGATGACCCATGGTGGCCAGATGCTGCGCCACTTGACCAGCGGGGCTTTTCATACCCAGTGCCGGCCTTCCGTTTCCGAGATTCAGAGCCAGTGTCGGCAGCGGCAGTTGTTTACGAAGGCAGTCTTGTGCGTTGGCAGACAACAACACCACAGCTCTACAGGTCAATTAACCCGAGTATGGATTGCGTGAAGTCTCCTTATGTTAATCGCTATTACTACATGTTGCCTTTCTCTGAGCTTTGTGGTGGGGAGACGCCGCTTTCTGCGCCTCTTGGTGAAGCTAATTATGATAGAATTACCAAGCGGTGGTTGTATCTGGATTTGGCCCCTTATGTTGGACGTGTAGACCCGAACCAGGTGCCTAATTACAATGTCTATGTGTGGGCAGAGACTTATAACATCTTACGTGTCTTTGGTGGGAGAGCGGGGCTGATGTTCGGATACTAGTGAAACTAGTATCTCTCACATTGGCTCTCGCGAAGCGAGAGCGGATGTTCGGCTACTAAAGAAGTTAGTAGCTTCAACAGAGCTCAGGCTTTGCCTGAGCGGATGTTCGGTTATTAGTTTCTCCGCCGTGTTCTGTTCTTATTTTTATTATTATTGCGCATAGTTCTATTAAAGTTCACATTCTTAACTTTTGTTGGAACCATCCAAACAAGCTCAGCATCTGTGATATTATAAGAACCAGTTATACTACTTATAGCAGCACACAGTACCATAAAAAACTTCTCAAGACTACCTTCACAAAATAATGCGCCAGCAACAGCAATTACATCATCAACAATCTGTTCATCAGAGATAACTCTGTAGCCAGTTGAATTAAAAAAGTAGTACTTTTCTTCCTTAAAGATGACAAGTAGTGGTTTGAACTCAACAAGCATCTTTATTAAGATGGAATCATCATAGAAGTCCCTTATATCTTTTAGTATCTCATCACGCAGTGTGCCTGCTTGTTTACTTAAATCTATTTTCATCTCTTTAAAAAACTCACGCTTCCTCTCCTCTTCCGTTGAAAGGTCAATGTAAGTCATTATATTTGCAAAGAACTTCATACGCAAGTCCTGCAGTGGATTTTCAGAAACACGGCGCCCTTCTTTCAGAAAATTCTCACGCATCTGCTCATTTGTTCTCTTGCCACCTGTTACAAATGCCTGGCCACTAAAAAGACGAAGCAGCACTTGTTCAAAGATAGATTTATTGAAAGGGCCATCGTACCAAGAAATGTAGTAAGTGGTGGCATCTTCATCAAATATATTTGCCCAACGTACTTTCTTTATAAGACTTACATTGTTATCATAGATATATTGGTTTCTAGAAGCTGTATCACAAGAAACTAGATGAATCTGGTGATAGCTATCATCCATTGGATTTTTGCCAGAAGCTAGGAAATTGATTGAATGAGTTTTCTTCATTGTATTATAAATCTTTGCGATGTCTGTAACTTTCAAATGAGGCTCTGAAATCATAAGCATCTTTTGCGTAAGGGCTTCAATATAGACTCCATCCAATGAAGCTACTCTTTTATAAGTATCTTCTTTAAGAAAATAATAGAGCAACAGACGTATAAACCGCGCAGCCCACCATATATTATACCCCTTCTGAACGCGTTCTGCTTCTCTATTTTCACGGGCTGCTCTTAATGGGTCAATTGTTCCATTACGCAGCTTGTTTAAGATATTCGGCTTCAATAGAACTCTTTTTCTTGGTGGTAACTCAGCAGGTGGCCACAATAGCTCTGACGCATACATACCCGCACTCGCAGAACATTGACTAAAAACACAAGATGCTCGTCTATGGCGTGGCAGATTCCCTACTTGTCGTTTATCTCGCCAATTATCAATGCGCTCTTTAAAACACTCAATATATGATATGGCCAGGCGGTTGAAGACAGGTAGGAGGTCTGGATCTATGTGGAACTCCTCTTGGAGCCACGCCTGTATTTCCTCAGATGTGAGCCAGGCCGAGAAAGTGGCAACCGCATCTGCTGAGCGTAATTGAGCACGCACATTCTCACCGATACCAGAAGATACAAGTAGGAAGTTCTGTATTGCGTCGTTCCAGCATTCACCGGAATGCTGTCTGAATGTCTGAAGGTCATTATCGCAACTTAGCGAGGCGTTGTTGACCGACATTCTTACTCTTGGGTGGTATTTTCTATGTCTGTTTCTTCGGCCTCTTCGGTCGTGGTTGACACAGCATACGAAGAAAGTGATGTTGTCGAGGAAGAGGGTGATGAGAGGTATGTGGTGGTACTGGGGTCAGAGATGGCCTTGTACTCACCAGTCTCAATACAGAGAATAGCATCCGCCTCCTTGTCAAAAATATAGGTATTGCTATCGTGCTCTTCATAGCCTTGGCCGAGCCCAGCATCATCAGAGAGCTGGGATGCTGCGGCTCCAGAGATGGTATAGCAGTGCTCTTTCACTAGGTCAACTACCAGCGCAGTCAAATAGGAGCGGGCTGCGGGTAAGAGGTCGGCGACATAGAGATTGTGGCATTCAACATCGTCATCTGTATCCCAGCCAATTTGTGCTAATGCCCGATATACAGAGAAGTCGTCGCTGTAACGTATCTCTTTTTCGCTGTGGTTGATGTAGATGCTACTGCCACTGCGGCTGTCACTCATTTCTACTTTGCGTTGAAAAAAGATGTTTAGATAGTTGTAGAATGGAAGCGGCCTTTAAAGAACTAATTAAGAAGTTAAAGTCAATTCATACTTCTCAGTATCCCGATGAGCGATATGGCATACGGGATGATTGGGAGCCAATACGAGCATATCTAGCTGGCGATTCAGATGAGCTCTATGTAAGTTCACAGCTGACAGAGTTGACTGAGTCGGTAGGTGCTTTCCGAGAAGCAAATAAAAATTTTTCTCAGCGGCTTCAGATGGCTGATAGAGATATTGATAATTGGATTAATGGTCAGGCGGGTGGTGGGAGGAGGCGCAGGGCAACGAAGAAGAGACGTGTTATAAAGAGAAGGACACGTAGACACCGTTAACCATAAAGAGCACTGCGTGCGCTGTAGCCCTTGGATGCCTTCTTGAACTCGGGGACAAGTAGGTCAGGTGTGATGCTCTTCTCAATCGGGTTGTAGTGCCCATGGTGAGTGATGGTGTTGGTCTTCTTGTCGTAGTGGTAGAGCTGGTAACGGTAAATCTGGTAAGAGGTACCGTCAATGGTTATCCATGTGCCACTGTAGTAGTCGTCTAGGCGACTGTTGTCAGGCATCTCTCGTTTGTATAGGCGATGACGTAGGGCGATGTTGTCTTGAATTGGCATAGCAATGTCGTCTTCATCCATTGCTGCTGCTACTGCGGCGGCAGCCTTCTGTGCGGCCGGTGTTGCGGTATCAATAGGGGGAGGAAGAGCGAAGGCTGTTGCTGGCTGGGCCTGGGAGAAGGTATTGAATCCTTCCATTGCTGTTGCCATGTGCTCCATGGCGGTGGTCATCTGGCTCATGCCGGCTGACATCTCATGGAGAGCGGCGGCAAAGCCAGTAGTGAAAGACTTGAAAGGGCACTGGGAAGACATCTTTGTTGTGGGGGGCATGAAAGGCTGGAGGGCATAGTTAATTGGGCGGGTAGGAGGGTTCAATTTTTTCGCAACTGCCAAAGGAGTTTTCTTGGGCAACAAAAAAAATGTTCAAAGAGTCTTTTTGTTATTTTTGCTTTTTCATTTTTCTGTTTATTTATTTAAGCGTATAGAGAAGCGCTTCTGTGGCAGCACCCTCACTCGGAGTCAGAGGCTGCGGCGGCGGCCAGCGCAGCAGCTGCGCGCTTGCTGAGAGGCTTCACAGCCTTAGGAGGCGCAGCAGGGTCTCCAGCCTCGCGACGGCGAGAGGCCTCGCCCATTGCCTCGCTGTACGTCATGACGTACTTGTAGCTCTCCTCGCCGGTCTTGGGGTCGACCTTCATGAGAGGCTTGCCGGCGGCATCCGCCTCTACGCCGCCCTCCTCGCGGACGCGCTGGACGTAGGCGAGCCAGGGGTTGAGCTCTGGCGGGTTGGCACGCTTGGCCTCCTCCTGCTCCTTCTCCAGGGCGGTGAGGGCAGCGGCCTCTGTGGGGTGCTCAAGAGTGTAGGCGCGGCGGACGGCAGTGCGCAGACGAGTGTCAGTCAAGCTGGGGTCTGCGAGCTTCATCTGGGCGCGCTTGCCGGCCTTGTAGGCGCGGAAGTGGTCCTCGACGTTGAAGCTGGCTGCGGAGGCCACGCTGGAGGAAGAAGATGGCGCGGCCGCTGCGCCGCCTGCCGTGACAGAGCGCTTGATGGTAATCTTCTTGGGCGCAGGGGGAGGAGAGGGGGCTGCTGCTGCGGCTGCCGCAGTTAGCGCTCCGCTACGGCCAGCCTTGACTGGCGTTGTGAGACCAGTAGAAGGTGTGGCCTTTGCTGCTGCCTTGACTGGCTTAGCTAGAGAGCCGCCGGCCATCAGGATTTCCTTCTGGCGACGAATCTCATCTAGCTCCTCTAGGAGGGCAAGCTCGCGGCGAACAAGGTCAGTGAGGCTCATCTTGGCGTGAAGAAAGGCTTGAAAGTGCTTGAAGTGGCGTGGGGGTGAACTCTGACGTTGTGGGGGATGCCCAGCGCAAAGGTTACGGGATTAGGAATTTCAATTTTTTTTTGATGGCTCTTGTGCCTCTTTGGTTAGCCGTTTACAGAAGTCACAAGAAAAAATATTGTTTTTGTTTCTTGTGTTTTCTTTTTCTTTTAGAATTGGACAGACAAGTAGGGGATTGATGTTCTGATGTTGTGTTTAGGCGGTCCAGACACCGTCGCCGCCATCCTTGAGGGTGTGCGCCCAGACCCACGTGGACGTGGTGGCGCCGTTGGGGTAGGTGTTGGTGAACTCGTAGACCTTGTCGAGAGGTCCGCGGCTGCCGGTCCACTGAGACTCCTGGTAGGTGATGTGCTCGTGGCGCGCGCCCGTGAAGGTCGTCTTGTAGGAGAAGCCGTTGATGTCACGGGTGAAGGTGTAGGTCTTGCCGACCGTCAGGTCCTCGGGGTTGCGGGTAGAGAAAGACATCTTTGGCTTGAAGGACTTGAACGAGGTCAAGAAGGCGTATAAGCGGCGTGTAAGAGGAAGGGGTGCGCGGGGGCAATAGCTTACTGACAGGTAGGGATTGGTCAAATTTTGGTAAGAGGCCGGCTGTGTCTTAGTAACACCAATAAAAATGTTCTGAGTCTTTTCTTGTTGTTTTTTTTTTGACTTTTCTTATTTTTATATGTGTGTTTTAGTTATTAAGAGGAAAGGGAGTAGAGAGTGAGGACTGAGCCCTGCGGAGCGGCCGAGGGGGTCATAGGGGGCGGGCGCGCCCCCTACTCGTCGAACTGGGGCTCCTCCACGCTGTCGTCAATGCGGTTCTCTGCGGGGAGGTAGACGCCGGCCCAGATGCGGCCGCCGTCTTCGGTCTGGAGCCAGCAGAGGTTGTCACCCGTCTTGAAGTAGGTCTGTCCCTCAAACTCCCACTCCACGGCCTCGTTGGAGGCCTCCTCCTCGGGGGCCTCCTCGGCTGCCTGCTCCTCCTCTGCGGGCTGCTCCTCGGCAGCAGCTGCGGCAGCCTCTGCCTCGGCCTGGGCGGCCTTCTTGGCGAGGAACTCTGCGCGCAGCTCTGCGGCCGTCTTGCGTACCGCCGGTGCTGCCGCTGCCGCCTTCGCAGGCGCGGCTACGGTCTTGACAGCAGCCTTAGCAGGGGCCGCCACCGTCTTGACTGCGCCGGCAGCAGCGGTCTTGGCGGCGACCTTGACAGCGGCCTTGGCAGGCGCAGCGGCAGCTGCGGGAGCCTCTAGCTTGCGGCGCTCGCCGGCAATCTGCATGGCCTCCTTGTAGGAGATGGCGTACTTGGGCTCGCCCTTCTTGTCGAGAACGACGTTGCCGTCCTCGTCTGCCTCAAAGCCGTGCTCCTCGCGGACCTCCTGGACGTAAGCGT